TAATGGTAAAGACATCTCAATCAAATCCTATGTGGTTGACGAGAGAGATGATATGTTAAAAATCACGCTTGCAATGGCAAGCCCAACAAAGGAGAAGTCAGATGACAAACCCACTAAAGGGACAGATTGAAGTAACATTAGGTTCTGAAACCTATAAGTGCAGATTAACCATAGACAGCTTAGTCAAGATTGAGGATGAACTGGACACAGGGATTCTTGAGCTTGCACAGAACATTGCACAAGCCAAAGTTCGCATAAGAACATTATTAGTCGTATTGCGCTACGCCCTTAGAGGTGGCGGTAATGACTTTGATGAAAAGAAAGTAGGGCAAATAATATCTGATGTAGGTATTGTTACGGCTTCTACAGAGGTAGCCAAACTCTTGGTATCTACCTTAAACGACAATGACTCAGACGAGGAAGATAAAAAAAAAGCAATAGAGTAGATGAACACACGCCACCTATCAATTGGGGAGACTACTACATGATATGTGTTGGCATGATGAATATGCGCCCTATGGACTTTTGGGATTTATCACCTAGAGAAATGTACTTAGCCATAAGTGGATTTAAAAAGTTTCATGCATCAGAGCAAGAAAAACCTATGGATAGAGCAGAACTAGATGACCTAATGGAGTTATACCCTGACTAATGGCTAAGATAGACGACCTAGTAATTCAGATAAAAGCTGATACAAAGCAACTTAAAGCTGAGCTAGATAAAATAAACGGCAAAATAAAAGTTACTGGTGCAACAGGTGGTGCTGCATTTGGTGGTATGGCAGCAGGATTGTCTAAAATAAAAGGTCCTGCTATTGCTGCAGCAGCAGGTATTGCAGCAATTGTTTTACCTTTAAAAGCTGCAGCAGGTGCAGGCTCACAATTTGAAGATTTAAAAGACTCATTAGATAGTGTTTTTGGTAGTATTACTGCAGGTGATGCAGCAATGCAAAAAATATTTACATTTGCACAAACAACACCATTTCAAATAGAAGATGCAACCAAAGCATTTATTGCGCTTAAATCCGCAGGCATAGAGCCAAGCATGGATATGTTGCAAACATTTGCTGATACTGCATCTGTATCTGTAGATCAACTTGGTACTTTTGAAGCTCTTATAAGAATGGTGCAAAGGTCAGCATCAGGTGGCATGGGTCTTGAAGAATTAAATATGATCTCTGATAGAGGAATTGATGTGCTTGGTATCTTGGGAGAAAAACTTAATCTCGGTAAAGATGATATAGCTGAATTTGGTAAAACTGCAGAAGGTGCTGCAGAAATGGTAAAGGCGCTAACAGAGGGATTACAAGAAAAGTTTGGTGGCGCTATGGAGTCCAAAATGGATAACCTTTCTACAAAGGCATCAAACATGGTTATTGCTTTTAAACAGCTAGGTGATGAGGTTTTTAAAAGCGGTTTAGGTGATTTTTTAAAAGATACAGCAGACTTTCTAGCAAAGATTGCCAATGAGTCAGCAAGAATTGTAAGAACTGTTACAGGTACTAAAACAATAGAAGATTTTGCGCCTGAAGTAGATATGAGTAAATCTACGCCTGAGCAAAAAAGAGCTTTGGCGCAAGATTTTTTAGCAGATGCAAATGAAGAATTAAATAAAGCACAAAGAAATTTAGCATCAGCAGAAGAAAATTTTACTGGTGATGCCCTAATGGCTTATCAGGCTCGTGTTAATGGCGCACAAAAAAGAGTTGATAACCTTATAGAAATAATAGCCAGTTTTAACAAACAAATAGCTGAAGCACAAAAGCCTAAAGAAGTAGATAATACTTTTGATGCAGGAAATATAGATGGTCTCATAGAGTTTCTTCCAAAGTTTAAAAAACTTGTAGAAGATGCTGTTCCTGAAACTAAAAAACTTGGCGATCAGATAAAATTTTTAGAAGATTTGATGGCTACTGGGGACAAAGAACAACTAGCAGGAATCATGGCTTTTCTTGGCGTAAAAGATGTAAGTGAAATAAAAGCTGTAATAGAACATTTACAAAAATTACAAGACGAGTTAGATGAAACTGCAACCTTCAGTAGTGAAATGCAAACAGCAATTATTAGTGCATCACAAGCATTCACATCTGACTTTGTAAGCTCTTTAATGGACGGTGAAAACGCATTAGATAGTTTTAAAAACTTTGCCAAGAATATAGTCAATCAGATTATTACAATATTTCTACAGATGGCGGTTGTGAATGAAATATTAAACAGCGTATTCAATTTAACTGGGAAAAGTGCTTTGCCTACATTGAGAAACACAAAAGCAGGCGGTGGTAAGGTGCAAGCAGGCTCACCAGTTCTTGTAGGTGAAAGAGGAATGGAGATGTTTGTTCCTGATACTGGTGGAAGAATTATGAACAACATGAACACTAAAAACTCTATGGGTGGTGCGCCCATCATAGTAAACCAGTCTGTAAACTTTGCTACAGGTGTAGTGCCTACAGTAAGGGCAGAGGTCACAAAGATGATGCCACAGATAGCAGATGTAACTAAAGGCGCTGTAGCTGAAGCTGCAATGCGTGGTGGTAATTTTAGGAGAGCATTACAAGGTGGCTAAATTAATATCAATGCCTGCAAGTCCAAACTTTGTTAGAAGTAATTGGTCTCTTATAAGAACAGTAGGAACTACAGTAAGTCCGTTTACTGGTAAGACAAAGACACAGGAGTTTGACGGTGTCTATTGGACAGCAGAGGTGTCTTTACCACCAATGCGTAGATCACAAGCGGTTGAATGGCAGTCTTTTCTTTTAGAACTAAATGGTACGGTAAACCACTTTAAATTCGCTGACCCTGATGCACTTACAAACACAGGAACATATAGCACAGGACACCTTACATCTGAACTAAGAACAAACAGTAGTTCGGTAACGCTTTCTTTTAGTGGCTCAACAATAACAGCAGGTGCTTCTACTTTTGGAAGTGCAAAGGTTGGTGATTTTATAGTTGTTACAGGGGCAACTAATGAAGATAACAACGGCACACATAAAATTACAACAGTGACAAGTGCAACAGTAGTCGTGACAACAAGCACATTTACAACAGAATCAAACACGGCAAGTTGCAAGGTTAGAACAAATGTCAAGGGTGCTACTGGATTATCGCTTCTCGCTTCCACAAACGCTGCTAGTGGCACTATTAAGAAAGGCGACTACTTACAGATACAATCGGCTGCAAACACCACAGGCACGCCCACACAATTAGTCATGGTTACGGAAGATGCAACGGCTACGGCTGACGGTGCAAAAGATTTCTATGGTGTAGCCATACAACCCAAGCTAAGATCAGACCTAGCAACAGGACATTACGCAGTATTCACAAATCCAAAAGGAACATTTAGGCTCATATCTAATGAGGTTAGTTGGTCAGCAGACCGAATATCCAACTACGGCATTAGTTTTTCTTGTATTGAGGTAATTTAATGGCTACTAGACAGGGTTTAGATAGTTCTATCGTAAATCGTCTAGGTGCAGACGAACAAGCCTTATTCTTTGCAGTAAAAGCAGAGTTTGACACAGATGATATTCTTGTATGGTCAGGTATAGATGATCTAGTTATCGGTTCAGATACATACACTGGTGCAGGAACATTATTAAGCGTAAGTAACTCAGAAGATAATTTAGAACTTAAATCTAATGGTCTTGTTGTTGCTTTATCAGGAATGGACACGACAGTTGTAAATTACGCACTTACGGAAAACTATCAAAACAGACCTATTACTATCTTTATGGGATATGTTATGGGTGGTACAAATGAGGTAGCAGGAACGCTTACTTTGTTTAAAGGTAGAATGACTAGCCTTGTCATAAACGATACTCCTGAAGGCTCTACAGTGACCATAGATGCGGAAAATAGACTGGTAGACCTAGATAGACCATCAAACCTTAGATACACAAAAGAATCACAAAACTTTCTGCATTCAGGTGATACAGGTTTTAACCGTGTTGCATCTTTACAAGACAAACAAATTAATTGGGGCAAGTCATCAGGTAGTAGCGGTGGCGGTGGTGGTGGATCAATTGGTGAAGATGAATACAACCAAAGTTATAGAAATCAAAGAAGATGAAGAAACTACCTAACTGGGAAGCTATGTTTCATGACTTTATAAAACATAATAATTACCCTTTTGTATGGGGGCGAAACGATTGTTGTAAGTTTAGCAATGCGGTCATAAAGCAAATTACTGGTGAAGATTTAATACCTAAAAAATTGGATTGGCATGACGAAGAAAGCGCCATGAAAGCCATAGCATCTTATGGTGGTGATTTAGAAACTAGCATAGAGAAAGCCTGCAACGCAAAAGGCGTAGGTGAGATTGATAAAGCATTTATGACTTGCGGTGATTTGGTTCTCTATTCACAAAATCAAGGCACATATTTAGTAGGTATGTGTAATGGTTTTGGAATACTAACACCTACAGATGATGTAATAAATGTAGTTGACATTGTTCTTGCCTATAGAGTTTGGAGATTTGATTAATGGCTAAATCTATAAAAGCTGCAATAGTAGCAACCTTTGTTGTCATAACTGGCGGTGCAGCACTTGCATATTTTGGCACTGGTGTTGCAGCAGGTTCGCTTGCATATTCTTTTGCATTTTCAACACTTGCTTATGGCACAGCTACATTTGTAGGAGTTTTGGCTGCAAGTGTAATAGGTGAAATGACTACAAAAGGAATAAACGCTTCTGCAGGAAATTTTGGAAATAAATTTGCAACTCGTG